GCTAAGAGCCGCGTCGTGATTCTGAAGCCCCGCCGCTCCTGAGTTTCGCTTCACACACGGCCTGGCCGCCTCTTGAAATTATACGCTGCGTAAAAACATGGTAGGGCTCAAGAGCACCCCAAGCCCTGCTAGGCCATATGTCGCAGCCATCTGAACACGCCACCTCCCCACATTCGCGCTCGGTCCGGGCCGCCCAGTACGTGCGGATGTCGACCGAGCACCAGCAGTACTCGACGGAGAACCAGGAAGAGGCCATCCGCCAGTACGCGGCAAAGCGCGGCATCGAAATCGTTCGGACCTATGCCGATGAAGGCAAGAGCGGGCTGAGCCTCGACGGCCGGGACGCACTGAAGCGGTTGTTGGACGACGTCCAAGGAGGGGCCGCCGACTTCTCCCTCATCCTGGTCTACGACGTAAGCCGCTGGGGTCGGTTCCAGGACGCTGACGAGGCCGCGCACAACGAATTCATCTGCCGGCGTGCCGGGATCGATGTCCAGTATTGCGCCGAGCCCTTCGACAATGACGGCAGCTTCGGCTCCGACATCCAGAAGATGCTCAAGCGCAAGATGGCGGGCGAATACAGTCGCGAATTGTCGGTCAAGGTCTTTGCCGGCCAGTGCCGTCTGATCGAGCACGGTTACCGGCAGGGCGGGCCGCCCGGCTTCGGGCTTCGTCGGGAGCTCATCGACCACACCGGCGCCCCCAAGGGCGAGCTAGTGCGAGGCGAGCACAAGAGCATCCACACTGACCGCGTGATTCTGATCCCCGGGCCGGCCGAGGAACTGATGGTCGTCCAGTGGATGTATCGGGCGTTCGTGGAAGACGGGAAATCGGAACGGGAAATTGCCGCCATCCTCAACACCCGCGGCATTGCCACCGACCTCGGCCGCCCATGGTCGCCCGGCACCGTTCACCAGGTGCTGATCAATGAAAAATATATCGGCAACAACGTCTGGAACCGGGTGTCTTTCAAACTGAAGAAGAGGCGGGTCAGGAACCGGCCGGACATGTGGGTCCGGTCGGACGGCGCATTCGAGCCGATCGTCGATCGTGAGCTGTTCGATGCTGCGCAGGCGATCATTCACCTGCGGTCCCTTCGGTTCTCCGACGAGGAGATGCTGGATGGTTTGAGGCAGCTGGTGCAGGAACGCGGGTTTCTCTCGGGTCTGATCATCGACGAGGCCGAGCACCTCCCCTCCAGTTCGGCGTATCGCACCCGATTCGGCAGCCTGTTACGCGCCTACCAGCTGGTCGGCTATTCGCCGGCCCGGGATTACCGCTACATCGAGATCAACCGCGCCCTCCGGCGCATGTACCCGGATATCCTGGCCGAGGTGATCGCCAACATCGAACGCCTCGGCGGCAGCGTCCGGTGTGATCCGGCAACCGACCTCCTGACCGTGAACGACGAGTTCACGGCGTCCATCGTGATCGTGCGCAGCTTCACGATGTCCACGGGCGCGCTGCGCTGGAAGCTCCGCTTCGACGCTGGCCTGCGTCCAGACATCACCGTGGCCGTCCGCATGGATGCCGAAAACGAGCATCCGTTCGACTACTACCTTTTGCCGCGCGTCGATCTGGCGGCGGCAGCAGTCCGGCTGAAGGAGGATAACGGCATCTATTGGGACGCCTACCGGTTTGATTTGATCGACCACTTCTTCTGGCTGGCTTCGCGCGCGAACATCAGGAGGGTCGCATGACCGACAACGTTCAGCAGATCCATATGGTCCCGGTCGACGCCATTACGGTGCTGAACCCGCGCGTCCGAAATAAACGGATCTTCCAGGAACTGGTGACCAGCATTGCCACCCTCGGCCTGAAGAAGCCGATTACCGTCAGCCTCCGGGGGGACGGCTCCGGCTATGACCTCGTGTGCGGCCAGGGCCGGCTGGAGGCTTTCGTCTCATTGGGTCAGAAGAAGATCCCCGCGGTGGTCGTTCAGGCATCCAAGGACGACTGCTTCGTCATGTCGTTGGTGGAAAACCTGGCCCGCCGTCACCACACGCCACTCGAACTGCTAGGGGAAATCGGCTTGCTCAAGGAGCGCGGATATTCGATTGGCGAAATCGCCACCAAGACCGGCTTCAGCAACGAGTACATCTACGCGCTCTGCTATCTCCTGGACCATGGGGAGAAGCGGCTCTTAGCGGCTATCGAACGTGGCGTGATGCCCTACAGCATCGCCATGGAAATCGCCAAGGCAAAGGATGCCGACGTTCAGCAGGCACTGGCCGAGGCTTACGAGAACCGATCCCTTCCCGGCAATCAGCTGGTGGCCATCCGGCGGATCATCGAGCAGCGCAACCTGAGCGGCAAGCGCATGCAATCTACTGGCGGCAACCGATCGAGGAAGCAGGTCACGGCCGATGCGCTGGTCCGCGCCTATCGCAAAGAAACCGAGCGACAGAAACTGCTGGTCAAGAAGGCGACGTTGACCCAGAGCCGTCTGATCTTCGTGGTGAACGCCCTGCGCCGCCTGCTCGCGGATGAGCACTTCGTAACCTTGCTGCGGGCCGAGTCGTTGCACACCATTCCGCGCCCGTTGGCGGAGCGTTTGGGCGGAAGCGGAGGCTGACATGCCGGAACCGGTGAAGGTCGCCTTCGAATCCGCCCTCGTCACCGTGCCGGCGGACGCCATTCTGCCCCTGCATCAGGTGACGGAGGCCCAAAAGCAATCCACCAAGTACAAGCTGATCGCGACCTCCATCGCGGAAGTCGGCATCATCGAACCCCTCGTCGTCGCCCGTCCGAAGGACGGTGACAGCCGGTACTTGTTGTTGGATGGGCACCTTCGCTTCGCGGTGCTTGTGGACCTGGGAGAGCGCGAGATCCGCTGCCTCATCTCCGACGACGATGAATCCTACACCTACAACAAACGGATCAACCGGCTGGCGACCATTCAGGAGCATTACATGATCATGCGCGCCCTTGCGCGCGGGGTTCCGGAGGAGAAGATCGCCAAAGCCCTGGATCTTGACATCAAGCAGATCAAGCGGCGGCGCACCCTGCTGGAGGGCATCTGCCCAGAGGTCATCGAACTTCTGAAGGATAAGTCGGTCAATCCAAGGACCATTGAGACCCTGAAGAAGATGAAGCCCGGCCGGCAAATCGAGGCGGCCGAACTGATGGCGGCGGCTGGGAATTTTACCGGAAGCTATGCCCAGGCTTTGCTTGCCGCCACCCGGCAGCACGATCTTGTCAACGCGGAGAAGCCAAAGGAAGTAGGTGGGATCACGCCCGAGCAAATGGCCCGGATGGAGCGGGAGATGGAGTCTCTGCAGCGCGATTTCAAAGCCATCGAGGCCTCGTACGGCGACGACGTGCTCCAGCTGGTCATCGCCACCGGCTACCTCACGAAGCTGGTGGGCAACGCCGACATCACACGGTATCTGGCCGCGCACCACCCGGAATTCCTCGAGGAATTCAGGGCGATCATCTCCGCGGCTTCCCTCGATCAAACGGCGTCGACGAATTGACGGTTGGGGGACGCTCGGCTGGGGACCCGGACCCATTAAGCGCGGGGACCGCCGGAGACGCCGTCGCGAGGGACGGATCAATGGCGGGGGTGGGGATGGCGGCGAACCCGTTCGGAGCCCACCAGGCCGCCGGCGGCTACCTGTGACGGCTCCTCGGCCTCGGCCATGATGATGTCTCCTGGCTGCGACAGAAATGACAAAGGGGAACGCGATGGCTCCCCTTCCGTCACACGGCAGCTAACGTGATTAATCTGCCAATATGATAATATATTTAGCCATCTTCATCCATCTGCACCGAAGGATTGCCAGTCAGATACAAACCGGCTTCTCAGCGAGTCAATCCTGGTGGGCAAGGTCATGTCGCAGGTAATTCCTAGATAGGTCGCAGCGCGCGTCGTGCCGACATATAAATATTTATCGAACAAGGTTGGGTGCATCTCGGCTAAGCGGTCAACGGACATGAAGAACGCCGCTTCAAACTCAAGCCCCTTTATGTACTGGATGTCAAAAATCCTGACGTCACTGTCTTGCCCCATCACTTTTCCTTGGGGGCAAGCAACCACTTGGATGTTGTGGTCGGCAAGAACCTCTCCCAACTGCGTTGCGACAAGACCGACCTCGTCCTCGCCATTAACGAAGATCGCGGTCGAAGGAAGCTGGTCTAGCTGGCGTTCGATTTCGAGGATGCGATCTGCAAGCCAGCCAATCCGCACATTTGCATCGCCAGCCATTTCCAGCAGCGCCGGGGCAACGCCTTTGTTCTCCACATAGTCCGGGAGAGTGACGGCCTGTTCGCTTCCTCCAACCGCAAGAATGATGGCACGAGCCAGGTCGTTCAGCTGCTCGCTCTGGCGGTATGATACCGTGACTTCCTTGATCTCCAGGTCCTGAAACACCCAACGCACGTCATCAGCGGAGCGGGCACCCCAGGTCGTCAGGCGCTGGTTAAAGTCGCCGCAAGCAAAGAATGAACGGATGCGAGGGTCGGCAAGACCAGCCATACACCCCATCTGAATGGCCGAAAAATCAGTCGCCTCATCGACCAAAATTTGGTTGCGGTATAGCCTAAGCATCGGCTCCAGCACTGTCCAGGCTGGATCAGATGTATCTCTCAGCTCGTTCTTCTTGGTCGCGAGACTGCCTGCAGCACGGATCACTGCAAGGAGCAGAACGTCCAGTTCGAGTGGATGAATGTCCCTTGGCTTGAAGCCCTCGTTCACATACCAAGCGCCATTGTCCTGCCGAACCCGCCTAAAGGCGCGATAGCGCTTGGAAATACCATCTAGGTAGCGTTTGACGGGGTTCACAAAGTGTCGGGCGCTGGTTTGGACAAGCAGGCTTTCTCCGACCTGTACCCGGTCTGCTTTGGAAAGAATGCGTTCTCCAAGCCATTCGATGATCTTCCCGTTGCGGGATGCCTTGTTCAACGGGCGGCCCGCCGCCTCGGCCCGGGCGTAAGCCCGGACAGCCTGCATGTAGGCAGTGATCGTTGCCGCAGCCCGACCTCGCGGCAGGTTGCTCTCCTCGTCGTCTTCGGCTTCAACGTCGTCGAGATCATCGGGTTCACTCGCCTGCGCCTGCTGCAGGCCGTCAATGTATCGCGATAGGTCATCAAGGAACCGCTTGTCCCGGTTCATGATGACGTTCAGAGAGCGCTGAATCTTTTCGTCCGATGCTTTTTTTAAGCCGGCCACAAACGTCTGCAGGTTCGGCGCGTGCGCCGCCAGCCCCTCCAGCAGTGCGACAAGGTCGGATTCCTTTGCTAGACTTGCCTCGAAACGTGCCCCCCACGTCCGGCCTTCCGCCAACGGGCTTTTCGCGAGAAGCCCGGCTGCGTCCATCAGGCCGGAGAGGTAGGTCGATCTCTCCCAAGCGTCAAAATCAGCAAACAGCTCGATCAATCGATCCTCTGTGCCTGGCCGCAAGGTGGGGTGTGCGTCCCTGAGCACGAAGAAGCCGCCGGTCGCAGACCTCAGAATACCGAACGTGCTCTTGGCCAGTTCAAGCTGGTAATCGCGCCAAGTTTGAATGTGGAGGTTCGAGGCCGGTATGCCCTCTCTGGCAAAAGCTTCCTTCAGATACTGCCTGAGAAGTTCCGTTGGGGTGAACATCAGCCAACTGCTGGCGTGCGTCGTCGTTCCCCCTTCTACAAGGCGGCGCTCCTCTTCCGTCAGAAATTCGGGATGAAGCTTTTGACCCAGGCGACGGATCAAGGTGGTGGTCTTCCCGGTGCCCGGTGGACCGAGAATGAACAGGCGCTTGTCCATCGGCAAGCGGAAGATCTCATCCTGGTACTGGTCGAGAACAGGCTGAACAATCAGCGATTCGATGGTCTGAAGATTACGGCACGCTGCGGGAACTGCGCCTCAGCATAATGATTTTCATCGTCCAGGAGGCGGGAGAACGCTGCAATCCGTTTAGATGCAGCGACTGGGGGCTTCGCGAGCGAATCGAAGCTCGGCTGGGACGGACCCAAGAGTGCCTTTTTCACCCGGGTGACGAAGGCTCTGGACCACTTCGCGAATGGGTTGCCGACCCCGAGAAAATGTCACGTCTGGCAGGGCTGCCGCTATTCTCGGAAACAACAGATGAGATGATTTTTGCTGCCTATAAGGAACTGACGTCACCTCACGGACTTGTTGTCGACAATCAAACACACCTTCAACTTCTTGCCCTGAACTTTCTCCGTTTCCTGGCACCCGACGCTGATTATCGACGCGAGGTCACGGATTTCGTCGAAAGCCTGAGATCCGGATATGCGCCCAGATCTGGCGAGTATTTCGGGCCGTTCCCTGGCCCATACGACCTCGCCAGCTGGCGCATGGCGCTGCACGAGCACCTTGACACGATCATGAGCAGATCGGAACAGCGCGACTTGGTGCGCGACATCTATGCGGGCTGGGTGGCCGAGGTGAATCGCAGACGAGACGAGGCATTGTCGTCGATTTATGATGATGAAGTTCGGATTCGATATGCTGCAGGAGATCTGCTGGGGGCCTACCAGGCGGCATGTCAGGCTGAGGCCGACGGGATTTACAGCCGGATCGATGGCTATGGAGCGCATGTACTCAGGCGAATGGCACAACATGCCGCGCGCAGTCTCGGCGAGCGCGTGGCCGATTACCCTTCTGTCATCGACCATCTTGAGGACGACAGGATGAAGTTGGTCGCAGATGCATATTGCGAAGACATGCTTTCCCAATGGGACGCTCTTGAGGGGCCAGACCCGTTCCCTGAGCACCTGTGGCCAGAGGATTGACCATCGAGGATCTTCGACCGATTGATGCCGTGAACTTGTTTCTGCGCCATGGCTCGCCACTGCCACAGGATGCACATATGGCCCAAGGCATGGCCCCAAAATGAAAAAGCGGCCGACCAGGGTTTCCCCCGGTCGGCCGCATGCCTCAGTTTTCTGATCTATTTCCCGGTGATCGGTGGTGCGTGTGCCAGCAGACTGCGAGTCTGCTCAGCGTCCGCCGAGCCGCCAAACTCGAAATCGAAGGCGGTGGCGAACTTGCCCGCCAGTAGGGTCACCACCGAGATAATGCAGCCGCCGACAGCGGTGTTGCCATCGACGTGACCGAACACCATGAAGGCGATGCCGCCGACGATGCCTGCACCCGCCGTCACCAGCAGGACATTGGCGCGGACGTTGCTTCGCCCGGCCTTGATGAACTCGGTGTCGCGGGCACGGGCGTTCTGACGGTCGGTCAGGGTCGCGGTCAGCGTGGTGACGGCATTGGCCATCTCCTGCATCCGCTCCTCGTGGGCGAAGGTTTGGGCCTGGGAGCGAAGCTGAAACACCAGATTGGGATCGGCCAGTGCCTCGCGGGCCTGGGCGGGATCGGAGGTGCCGGTGACGGCGCGGACGGTGTCGGCCAGTTTGCCGACGGCCTTCTCGGCATCATCGCCAAACAGGCCGGCGATGTCGGGAGCCACGTCCAACGCCACCTTGGCCAGCCCGACGACGGGATTGGCGGCGATGGCGGCGGCATCGCCGAGCAGGTCGAGCAGCTTCATGGTCAGGCCCTCCCCAGGCCCATGCCGACACCGGCCAGAATCACCTCGCGGGCATAGGGCTGCTGTCCGTTTTCATGGCGGATGATGCCTTCCACCAGATCAGCCATGGTTTCCGGCCGGGTGACGTCGATGGTCTGGTCGGGCGTCACGCCGAGGCGGGAGGCGATATGGGCGATGTAGGCCCCGGTGTCGTTCTCGCAGCCCGGCGCCCAGCGATTGATGATCCCGGCGACGGTGTTCAGGCCGTAGCGGCGCTGGTAGCCGACCAGGATGCGGGCCAGCGCCCGGATGCCCGCTTCCGGGCTGACGAATTCCTCGAACACCGGGTCGTCGTCGGTGGCCCGTTCGCCCTGCCACTGGGTCTTGTCGCCGGGCGCTTCCTTGATGTTGCCGGGATTGTTCAGGCGGATACCGCGCGGCAAGGTGCAGGTCTTAGTCATGGGCTGTCTCCAACGAGAAAAGCCGCCCGGAGGCGGCTTGGGAATGCGGAATTTCGGCAGGATCAATTGACGTGGACGCGGGCATCCTCGGCGACGGCGGCGATCTCCACCTGCTCGCCACGGGGACGGATGCCCAGGACGCGACCGGATTGCGCCCAGGCCTGGCCGGGGCCGAAGCTGAAATACGTCCGCTCTTCGGAGCCACCGACATAGGGGGTGATGGTCAGGGGATCGAGGACGCGGACCAGGGTGGGATCGCCGGGCACCGCCTGGACTCGGAACGGCCCGGCCAGCCCACCGTCCTGGCGGCGCAGTGCCAAGTAATGAGTGGCGCCCTCGGTCCATTCCACCGGCTCGGACAGGGCCAGCACGTCGCCCTGGTGGCCGACCACCTCGCCGCCTTGCCCCCAGCGGGGCATGTCGTGGGTGATGGCGACCAGATCGCCGTAGGTGGGGATCATGCCCTCCAGCTCGGTGCGGAAGGTGACCAGGCGGCGGCGGTAGCGGTTGTTGGCGGCGATGTAGAGACCTTCCCGCTGGGCGTGGTCCTTGGCGGTGCAGCCGAACAGATTGACCTTGGCGGGATTGTCGCCGCCGCTGTCGGGCAGCTTGGCGGTGGTCTCGTCGGGCTTCCAGGTGCGCGACGAGAAATATTCCACCGTCACCGCGTCGGCGGTGTCCGCGCCCGGCATGACATATTTGATCTTGAACGAGCCTTTCACGATGTTGCGCGGCCCGAACATGGCCACCGGGATGGCCTGGGGCTGGTCGCGGATGATGCGGACGATGCCGCCTTGCTGAATGGGCACGGCGCGGCCGCAGCGGGCGATGCGGGTCAACGCCTCCCACACCGTCATGCTGGTGTCGAACACCGCGTCGAAACTGTCGCCTCGGGCGGTCCAGATGGCATCCAGGGCCAGCAGCGCCTTCAGGTCGATGCGGGCATCAGCCAGCTTGCCGCCGTACTGCGCCTTGCAGGCGTCGGCGAAGGCCCAGGCGATGGAGCGGGTTGGTTGGGGTGCCGACCACCCGCCATCAGCCGACCACACCGGCAGCTTGCGGGTGGCGATGACGTTGATCATGCGGCTGGATCGTTGCGACAGATTGTCGGTGGCCCGCATCTTTACCGCCAGCAGGGTAACGGCGCCGAAATCGGGCTGGCCGACAAGGTAGGCGCGCAGCGCGGCCCAGCGGATCTCATGCCCGGCCCGCTCGGCGGTGTCCTTGGTGTCGAGGCGTCTGAGACGGACCTCGTAGCGCCCGGTCGGCACCGCATAACGGAAAGACAGGCGGATGGCGGTATTGGTGGCGGCGGTGTGGGATTCGGTCGCCAGCACCAACCAGCCGGCAAGAGCCTCGCCATCGGCACCGATGGCGCGCGCCTCGACCTGCCATTGGACGGTGCGGGTATCGAGGCTGCCGCCGTCATTGGCGTAATAGAGGCCGCGCGGCATCACCACGTCGATGCCCAGCGCCCCCGCCGACGTGTCCACCGGATTGGCGGTGAACGGGCCGATATATCCGTCGTCGCCGGAGGCCACCAGATTGGGGGCGACCAGTTCCTGGCCGGCGATCTCGGCGGCGGTGATGACGTCGGGCTCGAACAGCGTCACCTCGCCACCGGGCGGGACGATCTGGGTCTGCACCTCCTCGAAGGAGGCAATGGGGGTGTCCTCGATGCGGATCTGTTCGACCGCATACTCGCCCTGGCCGATGACATGGAGCTGATACAGGTACTGCTCGCCGCCGACGTAATCTTGGTAGGGCTCTGCGGCGAGGTCGGGGAAGATCAGGTGGCGGCCATAGATCACCGGGATCGGCTGGCCTAGTCGCCCCTGGTTGCCCTGGGCCTGGAGCGAATAGGTCGGACTGGGAGCCGGCGCGCTGCCGCTGCCTCCCCAGTTGAGCGAGGGCATCGACGGCTTGGGCGCCGGGATCACGGTATTGATCAGCACCGAGCCGACCATGGCGATGCCGGCGGTGGCCATCGCCGCGGCGGTGCCGGTGGCGGTGTAGCCCATGGCGACCGCCGCCATTGGCCCGAGATAGATGGCGGCCACCATCACCGCGATGGTCAGCACGATCCGCAGGGGGTTCTTGCCGCCGCCTCCACCGCCACCGCCGCCCATGGGCCAGCGGATGACGGTGACGATGTCGCCTTCGCCGATGACCCGCAGGGAATAAACGTCCGCCGGCACCATGTCGGTGCCGATGCGGATTTCCGGGCCATCTGCCCAGCTTTCCTCGGCGATGCAGCAATCGAGCAGCAAGGCCCCCACGGTCAACCCCGCCGCGATGGTGTGGACCGAGCGGCTGGCGACGGGCTCGAAAGGATTGGTGACGATGACGACGGATGCGGTCATGGCGAGAACCGATAAAAGCCCTCGATCGCCCAGCCATTGAGGCGGAGCGCGTCGGGGCGCTGGAACACCACACCGGCTTCTTCGGCGCAGTGCAGAACGCCACCACCATCCAGGTCGAGCCAGACGCCCACATGGATGGGATGGCGGGAGCGGCGCAGCAGGGCGCAATCGCCTTCCCGGGGATCGGTGACCTTGGTCCAGCGCCGCCGTTCCGGGTGGTCGCGAAAGGTGCGGCCCATGGCCAGCATGTCTTCGGGATTGGCGATGTCGGGCAGAACGCGGCCGAAATGCCGGGCCTGCACCGCCCGGACGAATTCCCAGCAATTGAACAGGTCCGGCCCTCTGCCATGGGGTGACCATGGCAGGCCGATATAAGCGGCAGCCCAATGCATGGAGAGCCTCGCTACCGCGCCAGTCCAGGAAAGCGCCGGGCGGTGTAGGTGATGGAGGGGAACGCCTTGTTGCCGATGTCGAGCATGCGGGCGCGGCCGGTGACACGCAGGGTGTCGGCCTCGACGTCGGTCAACGTGAGCGTGATCGGTGGGTCCATGTGCGGCCCCTCCAGATCGGTGGAGAGGAAGGGCCGCCAGGTGACCGTGATCACATCCTGGCTAGTGGCGGCGGCTTCCAGTGCGTCGGCCAGTTCTTGTCCGACGTTGTCGAGGGACAGGGTGATTTCGGGGACCGGAGCGGTATCCACCGGCGGCGGGGAGAATTCGAAGGCCAGGGCGGTGAAGGTGACCTTGCGGCCACCGTCACGGGGGGCACCGGTCTCCAGCCGGGCGACGAGGTCGGCATGGTCGCGTACCACCCGGATCGGCTCGGTGAAGCTGGGGTGCCAGATTTCCAGCGTATCCAGGATCACCGTGTCGCTGGGGGCGGAGGCGAAGGCTTCTCTCAGCGCTTGGCTGAGAGAGGGATCAGGCATCGGTGTTCTTGGCCGATGCTGTACAGGTGGGAACCGGGAATGGACAGAAGGTCCGGGCCTCCAGCAGCTTGCGCATCTCGTGGACGATCTCGGACAGTCCCTCGACCGCTGAACGTAGCGCCTCGGTCTGGCGGGCCTGTTCCTCCACCACATGGGCGAAGGCTTCGACCGGAATGCCGGAGACCTCGTGCGCCCCCTTCTTCCGCGACCAAGCCCAGGCCACAATCGCCACGACAATCACCAATGCAACGATGGCGGCGATCTGCACCATCGGATCCGCCTGCCCCCAGGCGCCGACATACTGGGTGGCGACGCCGGCCCAGATATCCGGGGACTGTTCCGCAACCATGGCCGCCTACTCCAGCACGATGCCGACCTTGGCCGCCTCGGCGGTCAGATCGGCGCTGCCGCGCCAACGGAAGAAATAGGGCGCGTTATCGACCACATGCTGCAGTTCTGCAGTGTCGGTGATCGGGCCGAAGCCGATGTCCTCGGGCTGCTCGGGAATGACCGCATCGTTGGAGATGGCGAAGTAATGCTTGCCGCCGCACTGGCCGAGCGACTCGTACTGATCGGCCGGCGCCCAATGCAGGCCATTGGCGGGGGTATAGGCGTAGATCTTCATGACGGTCTCCTCCGATCAGAACCGCAGCGGCTGCGGGCAGGTGGTGCCGGTATTCATCCAGTCGCCGAGCGAGAAGTTGGCCGACGGCCCCCAGGCGAAGACGGTGCCGTCCATGGCCAAGGCGTAGGCGTCCTGTTCGGCGTTGGCCGTGCCGTCGTGGTATCCCGAGCAGGCGATGCGCCGGATCTTGCCGTGGTACTTTGGCGGCAGGCCGACGTACTTGAACGCGGTGGTGGGGTTGGCGGCATTCGGGGTACCGATGAAGGCGCTGCCATAGCCGACGGTCATGGGATAGCCGTTCTTGCGCGCGATGCGGTCGGCCGCGGTGGCGTGGCGCAGGATGAGGACGTTGTTGTAGTGGTACTGGGTGGCCTGGCTGATCCCCGTGGTCGGCGAGACCACCTGGGAGACGTGCTCGACGCCGGGAACCAGACCCGGGGCTTGCCGGCTGGTGGTGTCGCCCAGGCCGAGCTGACCGTTGGCGTTCTGCCCCCAGGCCCAGAACTGTCCGTTCTTGGTCAAAGCAAAGCCGCCCGAACCGTAACGGGCGCCATAGGCCCAGATGTCGATCACCTTGGTAGGATCGGTCAGTCCCAGGTTGCTGACCAGAACCGGGGAATTGCGCTGGGTGGTCGAGTTGTCGCCAAGCTGCCCGCTCTCATTGAAGCCCATGGCGTAGAGCTTGCCGTCCGCCTTGATGTAGAAGGCGAAGTTGTGCGAGCCGTAGCCGGTATTGGCGCATTTCACCACCGGTCCGGCGTCGATCAGCACCGGCGCAGGCTTGTTGGCCGCCGTGCCGTCACCCAGATTGCCGCATCCGTTGTAGCCGCAGCCGAAGAGCTTGTTGTCGGTGGTCACGAAATGGGCGAAGCCGTAGGAGCCGCCCGCCGCCACGATGCACTGGACGTTCTGATTGAAGGTGGCGAGCTTGGTCGGCATGGTCCGGTTGACGGTGTCGCCCAGACCGAGTTGGCCATAACCGTTGTAGCCCCAGGAATAGACGTCACCGTCCTCCATCAGGGCGTAGAACGCGGCGCTGCTGTCCGGGCCGGTCATGCAGGTGGAGACGACGTAACGCACCGGGCCGGCATCACCGGGAAACAGGATGCGCTGAAAGAACGATTTGCTCGAGGTGGTGCCGTCACCCTGCTGCCCGTGTCCGCCATAGCCGGTGGCGTAAAGCTCGCCATTCTCCAGCAGGATCATGGTGGTGCCGTAATTGCCGTAGACCTGCTTGATGGCGGCATCGGTCAGGCTCTCGGTGACCAGGTGGCCCTCGTTGGTGGTCCGGTAGAGGGCCGGCAGGAAGTGCGGCCAGTGCGAGCCGTTGGGATCGCCGTTGCGTCCGGAATTGGCATTGCCCCAGATCGAGGCGCCGCCATCCTGGAACACCGCCGCCAGGCCGCGATAGATCGAGGTCATGCAGGACTGGCTATCGGCGTCCCAGATGCCGATGTTGGCGTGGTCGGGGAACGTCACGGTGTCGGCGATCAGGTTGGCAAGACGCGGTGTCGCCACCAGCGAAACGGCGGTGCCGCCGGGGATCGGATTGCCGTCCAGGTCTCGGGCGATGAAGTCGTTCGCGAGATAGCGGACCCGCGTGTTCGGTCGGCCCGGCGGCAGCAACCATTTCGGGTCGGTGCCATCGGAACCGAGGAATTTGGACGGGTCGCCAACGGCCAGACGGGCGTTGCCACCGGCATCACGCACATAGATATCGCCGCGTGCCGCCAGCGGCGAGGCGGCGGCGGCAACGGCGGCATTCAGATCGAACACATGGTCGATCACGCCGCCATCGCAGTACACCCAGCCGCGTTTGCCAGCGCCGATCACCGCATGAGTACCCTGGCTCGCCGTCTTGATCCGCACCGGGACGGGCAATTCGTTGTCGATGACGACTGCCCAGCCGCGTGCGGGCGCGTCGATCGTCACGAAGGGCGCGGAGTACGTCCCCTGGTCGGGGCGGAACACCACCACGTCGCGGGCGACCTGATCGTCGGTGAGGGCGACGATAGCGGTGCCGGGCGAGGCGACGACGACGATCTCGGCCGGGCGTCCGGTTTCGTCGATCAGGCCGAGCAGGGCGTCGGCGCCGACCATGGCTTCGACCGCCTTGGCGAGATAGACGAGATCGCGGGCCGACGCGCCGTCCTGGCCGCTGGCGGCGGCCAGGTTCTGACCCCGCCCCTTGATCGATTCGATCAGACTGCGAAGGGATGCAATGGACACGAGCGTAGTCCTCCGTGGATGGAATTACAGGAGATCGATGCCCAGCAGCGCCATGTCCTCCAGCAACTCGCCGGCATCGGCGGGCTGGCGCGTGGTGACGGGTGCGGGCAGCAGGGCATCAAGGGGCGAGAACGGCTCCCAAACGGCGCCATCCCAGCGGAACAGCCCCTCGGGGGCCTCTACCTTGACCCACAGGTTCAGGGGGCGATCGGACAGCGGAATGGCGTCGCGGGCGGCGGCGTTGGGCACCACGACCATGGCGTCGAGCGCCTGACGCTGGGCGTCGATGTCGGCCAGGGGATCGGCGAAGAAGGCGTCGATACGTTCTTGCAGGGTGGGCATGGTCAGGACTCGATGACGGTGACGAAACGCAGCAGATCGTCGCGGGCACCCAGCAGCCGACGGCGCTCGGCGTCGAGGGCGGCACGGGCCATCTGCTCGATGGGGACGGCAAAGCGGGCGACGTGGGCGGAGGCGGAGTTGATCTGCCCCGTGGCAGCGGAGACCAGTCCCTGCACTTCGGTCTCAAAGGCGGCAGAGACCGTGCCGATGTGGTCCTCGGCGGTCGTGCCGGCGGCGGCGATCTCCGCCTTGGCGGACAGCACTGCGGCGTCCATTGCAGCGGAAAGGTCGTGAAAGGTGGCCTGAGCCTCTTCAACGAGGCCTCCGGCCTCGGTGACACGGGCACGGGCGTCGTCAACAGCCTGAGCCGCAGCCACCAGATGCTCGGCCGCGAGAGCGGCCTGCCGGCCAGCTTCGTCGGCGCTGGCCTTCGCTGCGGCCTCGGATCGCCCGGCCTCGTCGGCAAAGGCGGAGAACAGCGTGAGGGTGTCACGGGTACCCACCAACTGCCGGCTCTGCGCCGTCAGGGCCCGACGCGCGACCGCCTCGATGGGCAAGGCGAAGCGGGCGGCATGGGCACGGGCTTCTGCCGCCGCTTCCTCCGCTTCCGCGACGGCGGCACCGGCGGCGGCGACCTGCATCATCACGGCGTCGCCGGATCGGGCAACCAGATCGGTGATGCCGGACTCTGCGTCATCGGCGATCGTTTGAATTGCCGTCGTCGCCGTATCGGTCGCCGCCTCGACAAGTGTGCGCAGCCGCTCTCCGGCGGCATCGACGATGACGGCGGCCGCGCCGGCATGGGTCCGGGCGTCCTCGACCGCCTGGATGACGGTCGCCACCTGCCCGGTGGCGATGTCCGCCTGGCGGGCGGCTTCATCGGCGCTGGCCCTGGCCGATGCTTCGGATCGTCCGGCTTCGTCGGCGAAGGCGGAGAACAGGGAAAGCGTGTCGCGGGTCCCGGCCACCTGCCGCGCCTGCGCCGTCAGCGCCCGCCGCGCCACCTCCTCGATGGGCAGGGCGAAGCGGGCGCTGTGGGCGCGGGCTTCGGCGGCGGCATCTTGGGCATCCGAGGCGGCAGCAGCAGCGGCGGCGATTGTGGCCTGGGTCTCGACCTCCGCCCGGGCCACCAGATCGCCGATCCCGCTTTCGGCGGCCAGTGCGGCGGCATTGGCCCGGCCGACGGCGGCGTTTGCTTCATCCGCCATGGTTCCGGCCGTGGCCGCGAATTCCGCCGCCTCGTGCTTTGCCTGGCGGGCCTCGGCGACCGCGCCGACCAGGTCGCCGGCCTCGCGATGGAGACTCTCCGCGACGTCGGCGATGGCCTTGGCCACGGACTTGACCGGGCCGCCCTCGGTGACGACGGTCGTGCTGGCATCGCCGTGGACGATGCGGTGCAACAGCCCGCTATCCGCTGTCACCTTGGCGACGGCGGTCTGAAGATCGTCTTGCAGGGACATGGGCTACCAGGACTCCGCGCCGGGCAAGCCGGCATGCAGGATGGAATGCAGCTGCCCGATGGCGGCCAGGAGCGTCACCGGTTCGGCTTCGAGCAGGATATCCAGCGTGCCTTCGTCAAGAATCGGGCGCTGGCGCACTTCCAGCACCGAGGTGACGATCCAGGTGCCACCTCGGCTGGGAACGGCCCGATAGGGGCTGCCGCCTTGGCCGAGGAAACGGGCCTCGTGCGGAGCAATGCCGATCCCGCCGAGCAGGTCGACGGCGAACCATTCGGCCCCAGCGGAGATCTTGAGGCGGAACCACGCCTCGAAGGTGGCGAAATCCATCTGCGACAACCGCCAGCGCACCGGGATGCGGGTCGGTACGCTGGTGAACCGCCGCCGCTGGCGCGCCGGTCCCGCCTCCATGTCGGTGCGGGATGTGGCGTCCTGCGGCTCGACGGCATAGCCGTCGTAGGTCGGCAGGGGCAGCCGGGCGGGCCAGGAGAGGGTGGCGATCATCGGACCCATCCGGTTAATGGCATTCTTTGGCAAACCATGCCATATTGACCCCCGACAGGAGGTGCCCATGGCGACCATGAACGTTTCCCTGCCCGATCCCATGCGGGACTGGGTGGAAGCCCAGATCAAAGGCGGCGAGTACGCCAATGCCAGCGACTACATCCGCGACCTGATCCGCCACGACCAGCGGCGCGCCCAGGCTCTGGAAGCGGCCATCGCCGAGGGGCTGGAGAGCGGACGCAGCCCGCGCAAGGCCGAGGACATCATGGCCGAGGCCAAGGCCCGCCTGCGGAATGGCTGACTACGTCCTTTCCAAGGCCGCCGACGGCGATCTGGCAGAGATCTATACCTATTCATACCGCAGCTTCGGCGAAGCTCGGGCCGACGCTTATTATCTGGACCTGTCCGGCTGCTTGCGGATGCTGGCCGACAATCCCCGGCTCGGGCGTCCGGCCGGCCTTTCCCGGCAAGGATTGCTGCGCCACGCCCATGCCGCGCATGTGATCTACTATCTGATCGAGGATCCCGGCATCTTCGTCGTGCGCGTGCTGCACCATTCCATGGACAGCGAACGCCATATCGAGTCCTGACCGTTACCTATACGCCCCCGCGGCCGGGTTGAGCCCATAGCGGTGCTCCAGCACCGGGGCCATGCCTTCGCCACGACCGATACGGCGGCTCATGCGGCCCTCGATCTCCTCGACGAAGATGTCGATCTGGACGCCGCCATCCGCCCCTTGGGACCACTGGGCCTTGGCTTCGGTGTTGCCCGCATTGTTGTGGACGATGACCTGGACATTGGCCGCTGCCGGACGGGACAGTGCAGTCCCCAGCAGGCGGTCGGCATTATCCATTTGCCGGGGCGTGAACACCCCTTCGCCGACACGGGCGATGATCGGGCGCTCGCCCGCCACCAGCCCGCCCGTGTGGTATTTGGGCGCCCCGGCAAACACTGAGGTGCTGTAGGAGCGGGTTGCCAACCGGTCCAAACCAATCAGACCGCCGGTATGGGCGATGGCGAAATTGCCGGTATCCGGGACCGGCACCGAGCCGCCGCTGCTGGCCCCGGAGGATCCGGTGCCGGAAAAGAAACTGCCGACACTGGCGATCATGCCGCCAAACAGCCCACCGCTGGCCCCGCCGAACAAGGGCGCCACCACCGCCATGCGCCAGGCGGCACGGAGCGCCTCTTCGGCCAGGCTGTTGAATAGATCCTGCCCGGCCAGCTTGCCGGTAGTGGCCCATTTGACAAAGGCATCCTCGCTGGCCCGCAACGCGCCGGACATGGCCCGCTCGGCAGAAGCCGCCGCATTGCTGGCCTCATCCACATAGGCCCGCACCGCTCGGATGGCTCCATCCTGCCAGTCGCGGCTGGCGGCCAGTTTGTCCTGCTCCAGTTCCTTGTAGCGGCGGGCGTAGGCTTCCCCCGACAAGGCACCGCTGGCCTGCTGTTCGTTCAGCTTGGCCAGTTCATCCTTGAACCGCAGCGTGGCGTCATAGGCCAGATTGGTCTGCTGGGCCTCGTCCTTGACCGCCTCGGCATACTGACGTGACCGGGCGGCCCGATACTCGCCCACCTGGGGATCGTCCTCGGCCAGCTTGTGGCTGCGGGCGAACTTGGCCACGTCGCCGTCGATGGTGACGTCGCGGGCACGATTGCGGTCGCCGCTGCGCACCGCCTCGGCCAGTCGCATTTGGGCGTCGATCTCGCGCTCCAGATCGGCGACGGCACGAGCCGCTTCGCTGTTGGCGCGGGACTTCTGCACCTGGGCATAGGAGGTCGCCAGTTCGCCATTGGCGTCGGTCAGCCCCTTGGCCGCCTGCTCGGCCAGCCAGTTGGTGCGTTCCGCCAGAATGATGTCGGCCACCGAACCTTTGGCGGCCTCGGCCAGCCGGTCGTTGGCGGCGGTTTCCTGCTCCAGCGACCGGATCAGGCCGTTCTTCTGCTCCAGCAGCTTGGCGTCGTCGATCCGACGAAGCGCCTGGTCATAGGCGGCGACGGCGACACCGCCGTTCTTGAAAGCGAACTCGAGTACCTTGGCGGCGCGCGCCGCGTCGATCTGGGCACGGCCACCCTCACGGGCCGCCAGGGCAAGGCGCTCCTGGCCACGGGCCTGGATGTCGAGGCCCAGAACCTCGGCCTGGGCCTGGGCGGACATTTCGCCTGCGCCCTTGGCCTGGGCCTCGCGGGCCAGCATGTCGCGGATTTCCTGTTCCTTGGCCGGGGTGCGATAGACACCGCCCTGCTGGAACAATTCCTTCTCAAGCTGGCGAAAGCCCTTGGCCGCATCGTACTGGGCCTTGGTGCGGGTGAACTCGGCGTTGCCGGCGGCGCGGGCTGCGTTGAGCTTCTCCTGCCATTCCACCTCGAACTTCAGGTCGGCCAGTTTCTCCACATAGGTGGGTTCCCGCTGCTCGCTGCGGATCTGGTCGCGCTGCATCTTGGCATGGGCTTCCATGCCCGCCCGCTTGCGGGTGATCTCGTCGAGATCGTCGGAAATCACCTGGCGCTCGGCCAGAAGACGACGCAGTTCCTCGTTTTCCTGCTGAACCGCCTGCACCACCACCGAATGGGTGCCGGCCGGCAACGGCTTGTCGAGCGCCTGCTCGCCACCGAGGGCAGCGATACGCTTGTCCAGCGCCGCCAGCCGGGTCTTGAGGGAATTGTCCCCCGGCGTCAGAGACTCCAGCGTGGCGGCACCTACATTGGCACCGCCGGAAAGGATGCCGCGCAGCCAGGGCGCATTGGTGAAACCCTGCCAAGCATTGGCCATGCGGGTGAAGGCCCGCTCGGCGGTGTCGGCACTCTCCAGGGCCGCAGCATCAAAGCCCTTCAGCGCCTTGATCAGGGTGTCGCGGAAGAAATCCGCCGTGACCTTGCCCTGGGTCACCATCTGCCGGAAGCCGCCCGAGGGCAGCCCGGCGGCACGATCCAGGGCCTGCAGCAGGCCCGGCATCGGCTCGACGATCTGGTTCAGTTCCTCGGCGCGCAACGTTCCCGAGGATAGCCCCTGGGCCAGACCGAACAGCGACTGCTCCAACTGCTCGGACGAGGCGCCCAGGGCGATGGCGGTGGACTGGAAGCCCTCCAGCAGCGCCCGGCTTTCGCCGGTGGTGATGATCCCGGCCTTCTGCAGCGCCGCCAGCCGGGAATAGGCCCCGATCACCGTTTCCAGGGCGGTGCCGGTCTTCTGGGCCTGGGCATAGAGATACGAGGTGGTTTCGGTCAGGGCCGCGGCGCCCACCAGCCCCTTCAGCCGGGCCTCCAGGCTTTCCACCTTGATGGTGGACTCGATCATGGCCTTGCCGAACAGGCCGATGGCCGCGCCCGCCGCCAGCCCGGCCGGCCCCAGCGCCATCATCACCGAACCGATGGGACCGAGGCGCGAGGCGAAAGCCGCCATGCCGCCCTGGATGTCCTGGCTGGCGGCATTGATGGCCAGCAGCGACCGGGAAGCCGGTTGCGCCGCCCCTTCGATCCGCGCCAACGCCTGCTGACCATCTTCGCCCAGTTTCAGCAGGGCACGGCGGACGGTTTCGCCGTCCTGCAAGGACAGGCGGATGGAGACGGATTTGGTGGCCATCGGTCAGGTCTCGGTTTGAACCTTGGCGGAACCGGCGACCATTCCCCGCTCGGCGAAAGGCAGCAGCCGCGCCAGCAGGGGCTGGTCATAACCGAGTGCTTGGGCCTGGATCAGCAGAGCTGGAAGGTCGAGGCCGGTGATGCCGCCACGGGGGCCGAGACGGATGGTTCCAATGGAGCCGGCCAGGAGTTCCCAGGCTTGCCAGCCTGCTTCAGTCAGGGGGGCGTTGCGCTCATAGGGGCAGTCGCAGTTTCCGCTGCAGCCTCGGCAGTAGTCCGGCCCGCCGCCGAAGTGCCATTCGGCGCGGGCCTGGAGACGTTTCCCTCGGCGATCACCGCTTCGTGGGTTTCGGTGTATTGGACGACGAAGCCCTCCGCCATGCGGGGCAACTGCATCAGATCGGCGATGGCGGTGTCGGTGACTTCCGCCGGTTGATCGGCTTCGTCCAGCACGCCCTCCCACTTGGTGATGGCGGAACGGGCCAGACCTTGGGCAAACAGCATCTGCGACAGCCCGGCCAGGGCGTCCTCGTCGGACAGGTCCGGCAGGCCGGTGATGTCGGCCCCGGCCGCCTTCAGATCGGCATGCTCGGCGGCGATGGCGCGGGCCATGCGCCAGCCCCGCGCCCTGGCGGCCTCATACACCGCCGTGGTCAGGGGACGGACGAACACCCGTACGCCGTGGGGCAGATCGATCCAGTAGGGTTCCTTGGGGATGGTCAGGCGGATCATGGTCAGTACCCCGCCACGTCGTTGACCAGGGTGACGCGCAGCAGGTAGCCGGCCTCCGGATCGCGGGCCGCCCGCCAGTCGTAGCTGGCCTGGATGCCGCCGGGACCTTTGATCTCCTGCTTCTTCTTGGGCAGGAAGACGCGGGGCAGATGGAAGGTCAGGGCAAAGTCCGAACCCGGGATGGTGAAGCCGTATTCCATCTCCACCGGGCTTTCGGCGGCGATGGCGGCGGTCAGCGTGGTGTCGGTGCCGAAGCGGATGTCGACCGAGCCTTCGGCGGTGGCCTCGGTCTCGTCCACGCCGTCGATCAGGCCGTCGGCGCGGATGGTCTCGACCCGCTCCAGGTTATTGGAAAAGGACAGCTTGCCGCCGACCACGTTGGCGAGTTGGCTGCCGCCGACACGGATGGTACCGCTGCCCTGGCTGAACCGCTTGAGCGCAAAGCTGGCCGGAGTGGTGTCGGTGGTACTGGTGGTTTCGGTCTCGCCCTGGGCGATGACGGCTATGCTGGCGTTGGCCGCACCGCTGCGGGCCATGTCGAAGGACAGCTTGTCGAGCTTGGCCCCGGCATGGCGGAAGAACTTAGGGCTGGCCAGTTTGGCGTGGCCGATTTCCAGGGCCAGGCTGGGCAGATCGAAGCCCGAAGTGAACACATGGGTAAAGGCGGTGTCGGCGTCGCCCGAGGTGGCGGGAGCGCCGAACAGGCCCTTCAGCCAGAACCCCAGTGCTCTGGTGTCGAGGGGAACGCCGACATCGCCCTCGTCCTTGACCGCCTCGTAATAGGGATCCTGGGCATCGCGGCCCTGGCCCAGGAGCGGGTCGTAGCCCAGCGGGCGCTCGGCCCCCAACGCGCAGTCCTTGAACGAAAGCCGGGTGTAGCCGTCGGCCGGAGGCACGCCGTAGCTCGCCTCGAAGGCAGCCAGCAGCACGCAATCGGCGCCGTAAGCGCGCGTCTTGCCCATGATCGGAGTCCTTGATGGATTGGAAATCAGCCCAGCGGATCTGGGCTGGCGTAATGGATGGTGACGGGCACCGTCGCGCCGCGCAGGGACGCGGCGCCGTCGATGGCGAGGCCGGAAGTTTTGGGGGCGCCCCAGTCCAGCCATTCCGCCAGACCACCGAGGGAGCGATCGGCGGCCAGCGCCTGTCCGATGGCCACCAGCAAGGTGTCGAGGGCGGCACTGTTGTCATCCTGGCCACGCTGGAGGATGACTTCGATCTCCGTCTGGTGTTCCCACAGGTAGGAGACCGGCGACAGCACCACCTCGGGATCGCCGGGATCGCCGTCGCGCAGGATGATCAGGCCACCGGCAGGAACCGTCTCGGGCAGCGGCGCTTCCCGTTTGGCCGTGGCGCCGGGCACTGCTTCCAGGCAGACTAGCAGGGCCGCGAGGATCTGTTCGCGGACGGAAGCCATCAGGAACTCCAATTTCCAATGATGAGCCCCGGCAGGGCATCGGCCCACCGCTCGGCGGCGGCATCCACGTCCAGGCGCTTTTTCAGGTTCACCTGCGGCACCAGGATGAACATCACCACCGTGGCCAGCCCGCGTCCGGTGCGGAGCGCCGAGTCACTGCCATGGGCGAAACCGCCCCGTTTCCCGGTTCGTGTCCGCATGTTCTCCGCCACCAGCAGCGACGAGGCGCCGCGGCGATAGATGAAGCGCAGCCGGGCACCATGCATTTGCTCCCACAGGCCGGGCGTCATGCGCTTGCCTCGGGTGCCGGTTCCGGCGGCGGGCGTGGGGATCGCCAGCCAAAAGCCGTGCTTGGATTTGATTACCGTGCCCTGGTCGAAGGCGCGGATGATGGTGGGGGCCTTGGTGAAGACGAAGCCCGCCGCCTTGATGCTTTTCCGGCCCTTGGGATAAAGCTCGGCCCGCCAAGTGTTGGCGAGGCGCGGGCCCATGCCCGCCTCGGTAACCTGGCGGCGGAGATCAGCCTTCAGACCGTCGGCGGCCTGCCGCATTCCGGCAGCGACGGCATCCTCGGCGGCTTGGACCTCCTCGGCCATGATCTTGCGCAGATCGCCGGAAATAGCCGCCGCCAGCTTCATGCGGGCCTCGTATCCAGGGTCCAGATCAGCCGCTCGGCATCCAGGCGGGGTTCGCCCTGCACGACGAAGTTGTCGCCGTCATGGACGATGGTGTCCCCGGCCAGGGGTGCCGGAACGTCATGCCGCCGGATCTCGAACACCGCCGTGCCGGTCTGCACGGTGATGTCCGAGAACTCGACGTCACGGTCGGGCCGCCGCACGAGGGCACGCACGGGGCGGCCCTGGTAGCTGACGGCGACGGCCATGTTCGGGTCGGCGAACAGGTCGTCGAGGGCGGCGGCGAACGCGGTCATGGTCAGTTGCCAGAGAAGAGACGGACCGCCAGGCGGGGCCGCTTGTTGACCGGCAGGATCGACGCCTCGGTCTTGACGTCGATGGCGCTGCCGTCCATGCGGGCAAGCTGGCGGGCGTACATGGGCACGCCCAGGGTGTTGACCGTCTCGATCAGGTTGGCCGGGGCACCATAGGTGACGAAGGTGTCCATGGTGCCCAGCGGGAAGGCGATGCCCTCGCCCGCCGGGATCAGGGTCTCGGTGGCGCCGGTCGAGAGGGTGACGGTGGCGTTGTATTCCTCGAACACGATGCCGGCGAAGGGGAAACGGCGGCGTACGTCCTCTCGCAGCGGCTGGGCGCCGGTCGAGGAATAGTACTGGTAGGCTGCTTCCACCTTGGCGTGGCCGATTAGCTTGTCGAAATACTCCGGGCTGACCAGGGCCAGCACGCTGGTCATGGTCTCGCCCTTGAGTTCGGTCTCGACCTTGCGCAGCACCTCGCGAACCTTGGCCTGCACGTTGGTGGCGGCGGTGCCGAGGGTGAAGTCCACCTGCTGGCGATCGAGCCCGAATTCGGCGAAGTAGTCGTAGAGGGTGGAGCCGGCACCGTCGCGGACGATGCCCTTGAGCGCGTTGACCTCCATGAACTCCCGCGTCTGGGCGTGCTTGGCACGCATGCGGGTGAGCTTGCGCTCCATGACAGTGGCCAGCGGATCGGCGGCATCGGCGACGCCGAAGCCGCGCACGCCCTGGACATCCTGGGGCGTGATGGCGTCGTCGTGGGGGATCCACGGCACGGTGAACGAGCGCATGGAGCGGCTGTCGCGATTGGCGACGGTGGCCGGCCCGCCCAGCGGCACGGTGGGCAGCAGGTTGAGGACGCCCTCGGCCTGCTCAATGATCACCGAGCGCTGGGTGACGCCTTCGAAGCGGAACAGCCCCATCTGGCCCAGCCGCGTGTAGAGGTTGGGCAGGATGTTGATGGCCTGGGTCA